CGATGTTAAACATAATTCTCGTCAAGTTTTTCATTCTACGAAAATATTCATTTTCGAGGTCACTTAGGTTTCCAATTTCATTCCTTCACCGCGCGGGCGGCACGCTTCTCAACCGACGACCGAAATTTCGCAATGATTTTCGACGGAGACGAAACGGCCGAACCCCTGGAATATCTCCGTCGCGTGAAGAAAATCGATACACTATACCAGTGGCAGTCTGAATGTCTCAACCTGGAAGGTGTGAGGGATCACACGCGTAACCTGGTATATTGCGCACCGACGAGCGGCGGGAAATCCCTGGTCGCCGATTTACTGGTCGCGAAGCGTCTGCTCCTAAAGGTCGACGATCACGCTCCGATCGCGCTCATGGTTCTTCCTTTCGTGTCTCTGTGCACGGAACGACTCGCGGAACTGACGGAGATGTTCGAGTCGACCGGGGTACCGGTTCGGGGATTCTTCGGGGGCCGACCCGGGGTTCTTCCGCCGAAGTACGGCCGGGGGGGTCTGCTCATCGCCACGCCCGAGCGGGCTAACGATATCGTGACCAAGCTCATCGCAGAGGATCGAGTGGGTGAAGTCGTGACTGTCGTGGTCGACGAACTCCACATGGTACAGGACGAGTCCCGCGGGGGTATCGTCGAGCGTATGTTGACCAAGCTCATGTACGCCGCGAAGGCGGTCCAGGTGATCGCCATGAGCGCGACACTTCCCCGACCATTCGGCCTCGACGCTTTGGCTCGTTGGCTCGGGGACGCTGCCCTGTACGAGACCAAATACCGCCCGGTCGAGCTCCGCGTGAAAATCGTGTGTGGTCAGACTGTGTACCCTGTACAACACCGCGACGACTTCGAGGACGGCGACCCCCTGGACGAGATCGGCACTACACCCGTACCGAAAGATATCGACACCGTCACGTGGCTGACGAGGCAGACTCTCGCGAACAAGGAGGGCGGGGGTGTCATGATCTTTTGCGCGGCCAAGTTTCAGTGTCGAGATCTCGCGAAGATGTTGCGATCCCACGGCACCGCCTCGGAAGCGACCGAACAGCTCGCGGCTGACCTGGGGGGCGGTGAACTCGCGGCTTGTGTCTCCAACGGGGTCGCGTGGCACCACGCGGACCTTTCAGTCGACGAGAAATCCGTCGTCGAACGCGGATTTCGCGAGAATATCATCCGAGTCGTGTGCTGCACGTCGACCATGGCAGCGGGTGTGAACCTTCCAGCGTCCAGGGTCATCGTGTACGCGCCGTATAGGTACCGCACGGGTGGGAAAGGACACGAGCTTATCAGGTCCCGGGAGCTGCAGCAGATGGTGGGGCGCGCGGGGCGTGCGGGGTTCGGGACTCGAGGCGAGGCTTTCGTCATCGCACCCCGTGTGAACGATATCAGCGATACACACTGGAATCCACTGGATGTCGGGAGGGAACTCGGGCGCCGAATCCTATCCAAAGGTGACCCGCTGCAGTCAAAAATCGCGAGGGAGGGTATGCGCCCCGTGATGCTCGAGGGTGTGGCGTGCGGACTGATCAGTACTCCTGACGAGATTCGAGCGTACTGCAAAGGAACCCTTCTCGCCGCACTGGACGAGAACGCTGAGAAGGATGCTGACGAGGCGCTCAAGTGGTTGGAAGCGGGCGGTTTCCTGATTTGGGACGGGGCGAAATGGGACGCGACCGACCTCGGCCGCGCGGCTTCCGCCGCACACATCACACCCGAGACAGTCGGGGGTGTGGTGGAGGATATCAGGCGCGTCAGGCGGAAGCTGATACTGGAGTCCGATCTCCATCTCCTTTTCCTGTGCGTCGAGCCGAACCTCTTTCTCGACGTGAAGGAATTCACGGCGACATATTCCCGACTCGGCGACCGCGACCTTTCCGTCGCCGACGCCGTGGGGATAACCCCTGATTACGTGTTCAGCAGGTTGGGTCGGCAGAAAAAAGACACCTCGGAGAAGCACGAGTTCCAGCGCCGCGCCTGTCACAGATTCCTTCACGCACTTAAACTGAGAGATTTCATCTCGGAGGTTCCGGTTACCGGGATAAATGACGGGGCTGAGAGATACGCCGGTCGGGTGGCGGCGGTGTGCGGGGCGATGGGGTGGGGGGATATGGAGGGGCTGCTCATTCGACTGCGGGATCGGATCAGTGCCGGGACCAAAGAGGAGATCATGAGTTTGATGTCAATACCTCAGATCGGCGCGACCAGGGCGAGGAAGTTGTACAATCGCGGTGCGAAAACGGTTGAGGCGGTCGCGGCGAAGACCCGCGAGGATCTTATCAAGATACTCGGTCAGACCCCCGCTTGGGTCGTCGATTCGATCCTCAGCGGCGCGAAGAAGGTTCATAACGAGCAACGCATGGCTGCAATCGAGGAGAGCGAGGCGAAGCTCCGCGAACTTCAACCGGATGAGACGGTCTGGTTCCCGGATGATGAAACACCGTCGAACTGGAAAAAAAGAAGCCGACAAGACGACGGTGATTGGCTCGGTTGTGACGGCGGCGCGACCTCGGTTGATGACCTGGACAAATTCCAAGATATCGCACCGCACTCGAACATAAAGAGATATGCTCGACCTGACAGGAATCCGGCTAACTCCAACCCCAAACCTGAATCCCGCGGATTTTGGGACAATGGATTCCCGAAGACGCGACAGAGTATCGGCTCTTCTGGATCCATGAATCTTTACGGGAATTTCACACCTATCCAAACTAAAAAGACTGCGACGGTTTGGCGAATATAAATAATATAAATAAAAACGGCTTTTACAAATTTTACAAAAAAACATAAATTACCAAAAATAATTTGGAAGAGCTCATAAATTCACGCGCAGAGCTCATGTCAGTTTACAATTTTGAAAGCCCGATCGGGTCATTCGCCTTCGGCGCACCGCACGCCGATATTTTTAGTAACTGTGTTTCCGATTCCGAGTCAGCGGATTCACTCCTGTACACAAACTATGGACCGGGGGCCATGTCTCCTCGTGTCATGACACCTTTTACCACACCGCCGGGATTCCAGGAAACACCCGAACATATCAGGGAAAACGGCGGTACACTCGAGATTGCCAGACCGTCGTCGTGCAGAAGACTTTTCCCGGTATCACCACCGAAAATGAAACGCAGTAAGAAGACGAAATCGAGAACTGTGAGCGATGACGCATTGACTGTGAGCCGGGTCGCGCTGCAGTGTATCGACGAACACCCTTACCTGTTTCCTATGGAATCGACTATTGCTCAAGAAGCCCGTCAGAATTTGGCTCGCCGTTATTATTCCATTTGACTGAAATTAGTTTTGAAATATACTTAAAACTATCCTTCTAAGTATGTTTAATTCATGCCAGTTCGTCTCGGTTTAATTTACAAATTCACAAGTCCATCGAATAAAAGTTACGTCGGTAAAACGGTTCAATCCTTTTCAAAAAGAATGTATGGACACAGGAAGAAATCTTCGACTTGCACGGCGCTGAAAAACGCGATCAATAAATACGGGTGGGCCGAAATGAAACGTGAAATCGTCGAGGAGAATATCCCAGAAGATCAATTGGATCAACGGGAAAAGTATTGGATCAAAACGTACAACACGATCACACCGCACGGGTACAATTTAAGGGAGGGTGGTGATGGTGGATCACTCTCTGATATTGCCAAGGTTCGTATCGGAGAAAGTTCCCGAAAAAATGCGATAGCAAAAAATGGGTACCGGGGCTATGTTCAATTTCTTAATGGTTTATTTGTTCCAAGGGTCAGGATAAATAAATCCCAAGTGGACATTTCTCCCGGTTGTAAAACGCACGAGGAAGCGGTGGAAATTTTGAGGCGGTACACGGCCGACCCCGAAAACTTTGAAATGCCCGAACGCCGGAGGCCGAGTGGTTCCGGAAGTGTATGTTTCCATAAACAAAGTAATAAATGGCGGGTGCAACTACGAAGAAAACATATTGGATATTTCAGCACTGAGGAAGAGGCTAGACAAGCACTGAGAATAAAATTACCGATGACTTCATATTGAAAATAAAATTAGTTTTGAAATATGAAATGACTTTTGAGATTGTCACTTGAAAAAGTATTGACTGAAAATATAATTAGTTTTGAAAATCAATTTGACTTTTATACCGATGACTTGAAAAAGTATTGACCGAAATGAAAAATAATTTCCAGGGGTATTATAAGATGGCCGCCATCGTTTTGATGTTAGGCTCAGTCGCGGCCGTGGCTCTGGTGGGACAGGTGTCCGTGAAAAAGGTAGAGGAGGAACCCAAACCTGAACCTGAGAAGAAGACCAATTCCTCTTTCTGGGTGGACGAGATTGAGAGGGTGCGCGAGCCGGAACCGGTAACGGCCCCTGCCCCAGCGGTCTCAGCTCCTGCTCCAGCCCCGGTGGTCTCAGCTCCAGCCCCGGTGGTCTCTGCCCCTGCTCCAGCTCCGGCCCCGACCCCGGCCCCGGCGGTTTCTGCCCCGGCCCCTGTACCTATCGACTGTCAGGGTGACTGGTCGGAATGGAGCGCGTGCACGAAACCGTGTGAGGGGGGTACCCAGTTCATGTCCTTCACCCAGACGCAAGCGCCCGAGCACGGCGGCGTGGCGTGTCCCAACCCGACCGAGAAGACGCGTGAGTGTAACACGCAGGCGTGCCCGCCTCCACCACTGACCGATGAGAACGCGGAGTTCAAGGGGTACAGACCAGTGATGACCAATCGAAAGTGTAACAACCACGGCAAGGCCCTGACCAACGAGTACCTCCGCGGTGACGGCGAGGAAAAAGTCGCCTCGAACGACGTCCTCTCGTGGAAGTACCAGAGACTGCTGGAAAGGGGTATTGAAAAATGCGACAAGGACCAGTTCTGTCAATACGTCGAGTTACAACACGGCAAGTCTATCGGGCGGACTTTCAAACGGGCCGATTGTCGAGGCGTGGACGACACGCACCCGGAAGAAGGGGTCAAGATATGGGAGAAGAAGAATTGGGTCGATCCATATATGCAAGACCCCGCGCACGGGTACGAACAGACGGGTTCCAGGAACTTGACGTGCAGCGGTAACACCAGCGGGTGGCTGAAACAGGGCTACCTCCCGAAAAGGGACGGTAAGGCTCCGTCCTTCACAGCGGGTGGCTTCAAAAACATCGATACCCTCTACGGTGAGTACCTGAAACAAGGTGCGCAGATTTGTAACTCCGACGACGAGTGTAAGTACGTCTCGGTATTCTTAGACGGCGTGTACAGGACCTACAACGCCGACGCGTGCGAGACGAAACCCATGTCAGGGATGGCCGACGTCAAGACGTGGAAGAAGGTGGACCCCAGCGTCGCGGGTAAGGCTGTGGTCGATTGCGGGGGAACTTGGTCGAAGTGGACCGAGTGCTCGAAGCCGTGTAACGGAGGGACCCAGGAGAGGACGTTCACCAAAACGCGTGCACCCGAGCGCGGGGGTAAAGCGTGCCCTAACCCCACGCAGACGCAACGGTGTAACACGCAGAAGTGTCCCCCGGTCGACTGTGAAGGGACGTGGAGCGATTGGGGTCCGTGTTCGAAGGTATGCGGCGGCGGGACCCAGAGCATGACCCTCGAGCAAACGGTCGCACCCGAGAACGGTGGCAGACTGTGTCCGCCCCCGAAAACGCGACCGTGCAACACACAAGCGTGTCCACCCCCCGAACCGCCGATGTGGAAGTGCGGGGGTAACCCGAACGCCAAGATCCTGTTCAGTCAGTTGAACGATAACACGTGTGATTGCCAACCGGGGTTCGACGACGAACCCAAGACAGGTAAGTGTGACGTTCCAAAGAAGGCTGTACAAATAAACGATAAAAGGTATTTCGGTAACAACAATTGGAACCAGGCTCAATTACTACAAAAAAATTATAAAGGTAGCGACATCAGAGATAACATGGGCATGTTGGTCAATAAGAAGAAATCTGGATGGGAGCGAAAACAGGTAAATCTCGGTAAGTACAACCAGAAATATAAATGGAAGAAGGATTGCCAGAAGAAAGCGGAGGAGGAAGGTGCGGCGGGATACACGGTATGGAGAGCGCATAACAGCTCTAAATTTTGGAGAAATCACACGTGGTACTGTACGATGTACACGAAGAACAACGGCAAAGGAACCGACGAGGCGTGCACGAAAATACCACACAAAACGGATCGGTGTGTGGAAAAACCGTATGGGTTTACTGCCGACTACGATGATTTCAACGCGAACAGGATGGGAGGTCTGTATTGGGATTACACCGCGGATTCGCGCGGTTGGGGTTGGGGTGAGAAATATTCTTCTAAATTAAAGTAAGGATGATCGCGTTCCTCGTGCTATCGATCTGTTTGTACGTGTCCATACTATGTTCGTCGATCGCGAGCGTCATGGTTTCGGACGTCGAGCCTGCTGCGGCTCAGGCGGTCGCCTCGGAGCCGGTGATGATGCCAGCACCAGCACCAGCACCGTCGGTCGCCCCAGAGCCGGAACCGGTCGCTTTCGAAGTGGTCCCCTTCGAAGTGGAGGAGGAACCCGCACTGAAAAAGGAGACCTTCAAACTGATACGAGATGTCGATTACTTCACGGCGGATCTGTACCACCACGACCCAGGCGAGAAGGAAAAGTGTCTCGCCGATTGTTCGTCGAACCCTTCGTGTAAGGCGGTGGTGTTCGACGGGTCCATGTCGAAGTGCTGGGGAAAATCCATGGCCGATTTCGAAATACCGCTCCATCAACCGAACGCCGATAGGTTGACTTACGTCAAAAAAGATTCCTACGAGGAGGCTATTAAAAAATATGGGTGAGTAGTATGCTCGTCTATTTCCTATTTTTCGTGATAGTACTGTATCTTATACACGAAAAAGAGAAAAGCGTGTCCAACTTCTTTCATCTCAGCGACGGTCATTCCCAAGACGTCTACGATAAAATGCGCAAGAACGGCGTGAGTGGTGAGAGACTCAAAGATTTCGTCGTGATGGAGAACCATCTCCTCGGTCTCGAGCAAAAAGCTGTGCAGACTGGAATTCCGTATTCCCATCAGGGGAACGCCATATCCAAAAAAATCAAGGCGGCGTTCCCGAACTATAATTTCATGTACCACGGGATCCACCTGAAACAATTGGCTGAACCCAATAAGACAATCAATCGAAATGTTACCTGAGCTTCCGCTTCTTCCACCTCTTCACCAATCGTCGTTCCAGTAGTTCCACCGCATACTTGAACGGAAGGCCGAACCGGTCCTTCTCCCTGAGAGATTTCATACCCCACTTCACACGCTGGACGTCCGCGTTCAGGTTCGGTTTGTGCTTTCTGATCCACTTCGACCCGTAAAGACGCCTGAGTCGCTTGCGAATAGACCTGTCGTCGAGGCTCCTGTATTTCACGCGCTTCCTTATGGGTGCGGTTTTCCTGTTGATCATGTTGTAGATCTGATTCTTAGTCGCGTTCGACGTTCGCTTGATGCCTAGGTTTTTCGCGATGTATACCATCCTGGCCCTCTTTATACACCCGCACTTTGCGCGCGTCATTCCGGTGGCGTTGAGAAGTTGGTTAGGAGTGAACTTTACGATTACACGCTTTCTTCTAAGGACCGGTGCTACAACGGGTGCTGGAATGCATCTGGGCACGGGGGTGGGGACCACCGGTGCGTGGAACTCGTTGATGACTGGACGCGGGGGCGGTAGCGGTGGACACGAGGGAGCTGAGAGGCGATTTCGAACGATCTCCTCCCGGCGACGCATGCGTTCGCGTCGCGCGGCGTCATCCGCACCGCCGTGTACGCTGACTCCCGATTGTTTCACGAATTCGCGAACCTCCTGGTTCATCTTACTATTAGCATAGATTTTTTTGGTTAGTGATTGTTGCCGATGGAAAGTTCCTCCTCGACAACGTCCACGCCGTAGAAAACCGACTGGGCCGCGTAGGTTTTACCGTTGTACGTGACGGATTCGTTCCTGACGTCGATGCCGTACGTGCTGAACGGTCCCACGTAGAAGTCCGGGGACCACTGATCGGGCCTTTTCCCCTTGATCGATCTGGCGCAGTGTGAGTTGTACGCCTGCACGAAAACCTCCTCAGGGACGAACTTGTCGTCGCCCTTGATGACGCGAACTGAGTTCATGAAATGGTGAAGCGTGTTCGCAACCATGGCCACCTGGTCCTGGATCTTCTTGAAATATTTCGGGACGACGTTCCATATGTCACGGCCGCTGTATCGCTCGCTGTAGTCGAGGTACGCGCGGACGCACTTGATAAGGATCGTGGGTAACTCGTTCTCCAGCTTCTTGTCCAGGTGTGGATCCGCCTCCTGGACTTGCTTGGTGAAGTTCCAGGGGAGGATACGCCGAAGGACGGATCCTGACTTGTCGTTCCAGTTCGGGACCTCGTTCCCGCCCAGGACGCCGGGGACCTTCCAGTTCGGCAACGACACGGCCACCTTATTCTTGACGTTGACGGCGATACCCTCACCGGACACCAAAGACTGAAACTCCGCCTGCTCGAGCGCGAGGTCGCCTTTGACCTCTGGGGCGATGAAGAGGAGCGCCTCCATGATGGCGGAAAGGCCGAACTTACGTTCGATGTTGTTACCGAGTGTGCGGACATCGGTCGTGTCGTAGAATTTTTGAAAGACGTTGTTGATCAGCGTAGACTTACCGGACCGGGCGATCCCCTTGAAGAACGGAATCACCTGCCATTTATCGAGCTCACCCACGTCGAAACATAGGCGACCGCCCATCACGTACGCCCACTTGCACACCTCCTCCTCGAATTTCTGGTAGTGAAGGATCTTGTCGAAGTTGGGGGTGGGAATGTCGTACCAGTCCTCGACGTGGGAGTAGTCGATGAACTCCTGATCGAAGTACTTGCACGCGATGATGGTCGGGTCCAGAGCACGGAAATCCTGACTGTCGTAAGGGTAGAATTTACATGTCGGGTGACCCTTGACCCCGGGACCGTCTTCCTTGCCGATGAAAAGACCGTTCTTGAACGACCAGGCGTGTCGCCTCTTTTCGATCGCGGGGAACTGGGGGTCGACACAGTTGGTCATGTGGCTCGCGACGTCCCTGTAGCACCCGCCTTTGCTGGTAAAGTTCCTCCAGTTCTCGAACTCTTCGTCTTTCGGGGCGAGGGAGTGCACGAAGGCGAGGATCTCGTATTTCGGGCGCCAGGCGCGGGTCCCGTACCCGAAAGGTGATTTGATCTCCTCGTAGCAGTGGTCACGGTACCGCCTGTACCCGCGGTTGTGTGCCTCGTCGAGGCTGTGGATGATCGATTTCTGGTACGGCGTGCACTTCTCGATCTCGTCGTCGTCCATCGCGAGCGGGTCTGAAAACTTCGTCAACAGGGGTTCGGCAGTGGGATTCACCGTCCGCTCGAACACGTTCCAGTGCCTGCGCACGTTCTCGAATCCGTCCTTGACCTGCTTGCCGATGTTGTTCACCCGTTTCAGGAGCGTGAACCCGTCTTCGTTCTGTTTCGACTTGATCCCCAGGGCACCCATCCTTCCCCTGAGATTTATGAGGTAGCGCCGTTGCTTTTCCTTGATCGCCTTGATGGCGCGAATGTCGATACGTTCGGCGATCGGTCCGTTTCGGTCCCAAAAGTCCGGGTGTATGAACTGGCGGTAGCCGAGCTCGCGCGCATCCCGGTGATCGCACCGCCTGAGGTCCCAGGCATCTTCGAAAATTTCGACAACCGATAAAATATCTTCCTCATTCATCGACTCGATTGACCGCTTCTCCAGTTCCAGTAGTGCTTCATACCGGTCGGGTTGCTTATCGATGAAGTGAGTGCCTTCCATAGTTATTTATTATACAATTTTTCTCTCTAAATCAATTTCAAGCTTTAAGCTCTGTGAGAATTTTGATCAGGATCCTGTTTTGGGTCTGAAGTTGCTGACTGATCGCAACCAAGGCGGTACACACGGTGTCGCCGTCTTCGGTCGCGAGGAGGGAAGTCATCAGGGAGGCGACGTCCACCTCGTCCTCGTCCTCGAGGTCCATGAGGTCGTCGTCCTCCTCGTCAGTCAGGATCTCACCCTCCTCGATTTCTTCGTCTTTCATTTCCTCAGGCTGTGTCGACATTTTACATGGGCTGAGAAAATTCGACCTGAATTTTACCGCGTTTCAGTCAGGATAAATTTTGAAATGCGGAATTACCCAAATTTATTTTCTCAGCCTATAGTACAAACACTCACACAAAAATGGCTGGCGGACTCATGCAGCTCGTCGCCTATGGCGCACAGGACGTATACCTAACGGGAAATCCGGAGGTAACTTTTTACCAGGCGAAATACAAGCGCCACACGAACTTCGCGATGGAGAACATCGAACAGACCCTCAACGGTAACCCTGCCAACTCCGGCCGCGTCTCCGTGACCATCGCTCGCAACGGTGACCTCGTCGGTGACATGTACGTCCAGCTCGAGTCCGACGCCACTGCGGGCACCGCGGCTGCTTGCTGGGTCGCCGAGCGTGCTATTTCTTCGGTCGAGCTTTCCATCGGCGGTCAGCGCGTCGACAAGCAGTACCAGAAGTGGTGGAGGCTCTACACTGAGCTTCACCTTGATGAGGCCAAGAAGAACACTTACGGTAAGCTCACAACCGCCGAGGATGGCAAGACCGTCTTCCTCCCCCTTATGTTCTTTTTTAACCGAAATCCGGGGCTCTATTTGCCGCTCATTGCCCTGCAGTACCACGAGGTCCGCATCGATTTCGATCTCGCGTCGGACATGGAGACCTACCTCAACAAGGGTGTCTTCAAGGTGTGGGCGAACTACATCTACCTCGACACCGAGGAGCGTCGTCGTTTTGCGCAGAAGGGTCACGAGTACCTCATCGAGCAGACCCAGCACACCGGCGTCGACACCGTCGACGGCACCGCGGGTGGAACGAAGCAGATCCGCCTCTCCTACAATCACCCGATCAAGGAGCTCGTGTGGTGCCTCGCTGGTTCGGATGCCGCGAGCCACTGGCACTTCGGTAAGGGTTCCGCTCACCCCGTGATCTCCGCGGGCACCGTGGACACCACGGCCTCTATCGGTGCGCAGAACCTTCCCATCTCTGCGGCTACCGGCGCCCCTGTCGTAACCACTGGTGGTGCGTCCGCGGTTGCCTGGACCGAGGAGTCTGATGCTGCGATGACCGAGTTCAAGCTCGTGCTCAACGGCCAGGACCGCTTCAAGGCCCAGGGCGGAAAATATTTTAATCAGATCCAGCCGTACAACCATCACTCCGGCTGCCCCTACCCCGGCGTGTACGCATACTCCTTCGCGCTCAAGCCCGAAGAACATCAGCCCACGGGTACGTGCAATTTCAGTCGCATCGACAACGCGCAGGTCGCCATCACCACCGTTGCCTCCAGCGCTGCGACCAACCTCCACATGTTCGCGACCAACTATAACGTCCTGAGGATCCAATCGGGAATGGGCGGTCTCGCTTTCTCCAACTAAATACTCATACGCAGTATTTGTATAAAAAAATTCAAATAAATAAAAATTAAGATACTTGAATCACGTATCTTAATTTTTATGTGTGATGACAGAGATTTCTACTTGGGCGACCGTTTTCTTTTGGACGCCGCGTTTGCAAGAAGTGTCCTTCGAGCCGAGACTCTGTTTTTCACCTGCTTGGTCTTCTTTCTGAGCACACTTTTTTGAACCACTGTGAGTTTGTTTAATGCGTTTTGTGCGTTTTGTGCGTTTTTCCGGATCTTGTTTCTGGCCTGCGTGCCTCGTACAACTTTCTGTATTTTCGTGGCGGCGTTCGTCTTTCTTTTATGTCTTCCTCGCACAACTTTCTGTATTTTCGTGGCGGCGTTCGTCTTTCTTTTATTCACCCTTTTCTTGAGGATCACGAAGTTGATATTCGACCGTTTCACGTCTCGACCGTTTCGCGTGA